AGCCCACGGTTCAAGTGGAAGAAGAGAAGTCTATCATATTCACTAAGTTCATCGCTGATCTTAGTGGATCCTACCACGAGGGTATTCACCACGTACTCTGAACTGTTGGTTTTCTTATTCCAACGCAGAGTGGGCGTGGGCCCCTCACGGTAAAAGTGCCAACCTAGGCCGCTGCATGTCTTCTGGACTACCGGTAACTTATACATCTTGTCGATGTAGTCCGCTACACGATGAGCCGTATGAGTCAATCCGCTTTCGAAAAAGCGGTTCGCCATATGAACCCAGGAGACAAAATTAACAGCGTCTCGATGTGACTGAGGCGGATTCTGACGTAAGTAAACAGGTGTTACGAGAACACCGTTTAAATAGTCATGGCCGCACGACTCTCTAAAAGGCCCTCGTGAGAAGGTCTTCTTCGAGTTAACCTTGAGACCGAAAGCCTCAAGGTAATCAGCCACTTTAATGATGCAGTCTGCGGGGACAATCAAGTCGTCCCCGAAGACCAATATATCCTTTCGGGCTTTTTCGAATGCCTCAAGGGATTTAGGCCTGCCGAACCGGTTAAAGACCTTGCGTTCATCACAGACTGCAGCGATGCAGATCAGGAGAAAACAGAGGGCCTCTACTGGAAAGGTAAGTGCAGAACCCATAGACGCGTACTTCCGAAGATGGAACACCGTCCCATCCTGCATCACAGCTCTCGTCGTCCGGCACCCGTAAAGGTGTCGTAACAATAAAGGGCTGTGTCGGAAAACGAGCGAAACCAGCTTGACGCTGACTCGATCGGACGCTTCTGAGAGGTCAACTGTTGCGTTCTTACCGTCAATCGATCCCTGACGAGCAGCTTCCTGGTTAGGTCGCTGGTCGTCAAAGTTAAGATGACTAAGTAAGTTCTTGCTACCTCGTAGAGGTGGCCGTTGAAGACTCTTCACCAAACGCGCTGCAGTCAGCTGTTGTGCAAACTGCATAGCTGTTGGTTCAACGCAGATGATGCGTGAGGTCTTCATCGTCTTAGGAACGGAAACTACCTTCACAGGTAATTCGTTCTTAGGCGCAGTGACTTCTCTGTTCGACTGGTGTATGGTTGAAAAGCCATACAGATGTTCCCAGCTGAAAAAATCATCCCACCTTCCTAAAAAGTCGCGACTACGATACTTCTCGTTAGCCCAGGCCTTATCAGCCGTGGCTCCCGGTCCGTGTCGAGGAAGAATCGATTCATCATCGATAGCCTTCGTAAATTCGCTCTCAACCGTCGGGAAGAACCGACGGCAAACAGCGTCTAATACGGAGACCTTCTCTTTAGGAAACTTTGGCAGTCTACGGAGACTGTCGTCTGTATTGCGGTAAGCCATCTTTGCTTTGTTATCCCTTCGGGGATCGCAAACTAGGAAGACTTTCTTGTACCACAAACAGATCTGCCGTATGAACTTCACGGCAAGCGCATCTGGATGCTCCAAAAGCACTCCGGTAACCGCATCAAAGACACGACACGTCAACCCGTGCAAGAAGCACGGTAAGACAGATTTACTTTTAGGCCTCTTTCGAAACCTTGAGTAAATCCAGGTCGCAGTATGTCCCCGCTGTAGGCTTTCTTCAAGCCACTCCGAGAACATAGGAAGGGTTATCCCGAGAAAGGATTCCCCTTCGTCTTTGCAACGAGACAAAATTGTTACTTTGTCTCGTTCTATATTAGCACAAGTGTTAAAATGTGCCTCATCAAGTTGTCCAAGAAGGATATCTAGGCTTTTCATTGAGGCTCCTAAGAAAGGAGGGTTTCAATCCATAGCCTGACATGTTCCCAGACGCCGTTCACTTTAGAGTGAACGCACATCGTAAAGTCCGTCCACGTGACGAACGCACAAGTGAATCTGATCAACCGAGTTTAACCGGTTGACTTAAGATTCGAGTGCGAGAAATTTCGCCATGTTGGCCGCCTGTGACATATAGCCGCAGATGCC